GTTCTTTAGATTCTATGATCAGTTATAACTCTGATCAGTTGGTTAAAGATAGATTCACTCGATGGAAAGCAGCAGAGTTTGATCTTACATATACCATGAGATCAGTTGGAGAATATATGCGTGATCAAAAAGAACGTAAAGAACTTGTTTTGATGAATTATGAAAATAGAAGTAAAGTTATTTAAGGCAGGCACGGTATTCACCGAAGAAGTTATTGCAAGAGATTATCAGGATGCTAGAAAGGTCGCACTTGCAAGAAATCCTGGATCCACAGTAGTTAGTGTTACTGCTATCTTCAAATGAGACGATTCTGGCGATTATGGTCTAAGGCACTTGGTCAGAAAGAAGGACGCACAGATAGAGAAGCAAATGCAGTTTCTCTAATACGAACATTCATGTTTCTTAGTTATTTTGTCACAAACTGTTTTATTATTTCTGGAGTGATCAGACATTGGAACTGAAAGATTGGTTGAATTCTATTAATCAAACAAAGAAACATCTGATTGATGAAGATCCTTCTGTAGAGAAGGAATATCCTCCTTACATCATCAATAGATGTTTCTCTGGGCATATTGATACGATCATGTATGCCAATGAAATAAATCAGTATCACTTTTTAGATAAAAAGTTGCAATATGATTTTCTTATAAATATTGTGAGGAAAAAGAAGAGATTTTCTCCCTGGATCCGACAAGATAAGATCAAAGATCTTGATTATGTCAAACGATACTATGGTTATAGTAATGAGAAGGCAAAACAAGCTTTGAAAATTCTTACAGAAGAACAACTTAATTTTATTAAATCGAAATTTGATACTGGAGGAAGAAGATGAGTGTCGTTCAAGAACCAGAGGTTAAATGGTCCCCTGAACAAATGGTAGAAGTGGTTCTAAATGAACCTGATGATTTTTTGAAAGTTCGTGAAACATTGACTCGTATCGGTGTTGCATCTAGGAAAGAAAAGAAAATCTATCAGTCCTGCCATATTTTGCATAAGCAAGGTAGATATTACTTAGTTCATTTTAAAGAGTTATTTGCTTTAGATGGTAAATATGCGAATCTGACAATCAATGATGTTCAGAGACGTAATAGGATTGCCCAACTTCTTGCTGATTGGGGTCTCATTGGCATTGTAGATGTCGATAAAATTATTGATATTGCACCACTTAATCAGATTAAGGTTTTAGCGTATAAAGATAAATCAGATTGGATACTGGAGACAAAATACAATATCGGATCTAAAAAGAAAAAAACTGACGTAGAAGAGACAGTTTCTTAATAAAAAAGAAGGGTTGCAACCCTTCTTTTTTTATGGTAGCATGGGGTGGATACAATAATTTTTATGGTACGCGATCTAACGAATATTCCACCAGGTCAGACCCGCTGTAGTGTCTGTGATGTGATGAAGGAGAACACTGAGTTCACGTTTTATAAGAATCGTCACACTGACAACGGTTATCGTTTGATGACTAATACAAACTGTGTTTCTTGTCAAAAAGAAAAGAGTAAAGAAAGGAACGCAATCAGAAAAAAATTTAAAAATATTAAACCTCCCTTCTTCGGTGAAGTATGTGATTGCTGCAAAAAACCAGTGTATCGAAACTGGCAATTGGATCACTGCCATGAAACTGGAGAGTTTCGTGGGTGGTTGTGTAAGCAGTGTAATACGGGTCTAGGTAACCTTGGAGACAATCTAGAGTCCCTTACCCTTGCTGTAGAATACTTAGAACGATCAAAGAAAAATGAAAATCCCGGTCAACTCAATAATTTGTCAAGACAACGTATCCTTCTTGAAAACGCTTCCTGATCAATGTGTTGATATGGTGGTTACGTCCCCTCCATATGACAATTTACGGGACTATAACGGATATGACCTTGATCTTCATGGTCTTGGGGTAGAACTCCTCAGAGTCCTCAAAGACGGCGGTATATGCATCATGGTGATCCAGGATGCTACTAAGGATGGAGCGAAGACCCTAACGTCTTTCAGGACTATCGTTGACTGGTGTGACAACATCGGATTCCGTCTCTTCGAATGCAACATCTACAACAGGCAAGGAACTGAAGGTGCCTGGTGGAAGAAGAGGTTTAGGGTTGATCATGAGTACATGCCAATTTTTATAAAAGGTAAAAGACCTCAATACTTTGATAAAGAGAACATAAAGATTCCTTCCAAACATGCTAATAAAGTAATGACTGGTGCAAACATCAGAACAAAAAATGGAAGAACTGGTTCTAGAAAAGTAAAGATCAATCCTACTAAATGTCCTGGAACTGTTATGACATTTGGAAATACTTGTGGTGGTGAAAGTAAATTAAAAAGTCAACACCCTGCTGTATTTCCAAATATGCTTGCATATGACATGATTGAATGCTTTTGTCCTCCTGAAGGTCTTGTGCTTGATCCTTTTAATGGAAGTGGAACAACTACTCTTGCAGCAAAATCTCTAGGTAGAAATTACATTGGCATTGATGTCTCTGAGGACTATAATAGGATTGCGATTCAAAGATTGGAGGTTGAAACTATATACCGTAAAGTTTCTGTAGTGGAAACCGAAACGGACGTTTTCAAGATAGGAACATAAATAAAATTGGTTGCCTTCGGGGACCACACAATCAAATCTCGCTTTACAAAGGAGAAGTACAATGACTGATCTCATGAAGTTTAATGCTGCCAACATTAATCAACTGTTGGACCGTATAAATAAAAATTCTATTGGAATGGAAGATTACTTTGATAGAATTTTTACACAGTACGAAACCACTTCCAATTATCCACCATATAATTTAATTTCACTGACAAATGTAAAATCACTTTTAGAAATAGCACTTGCAGGATTTAGGAAAGAAGAAGTCAATGTCTACACAGAAGATGGTAAACTCTTTATTGAGGGCCAGAAAGAGGATAAAGAAACAGAAACTAACTATTTGCACAAAGGTTTGGCTCAACGGTCATTTACACGTTCGTGGACACTTAGCGAAGACACAGAAGTGGAATCGGTTACTTTTGAGGATGGGCTTTTAAGAATAACGCTAAGGAAAATTATTAGAACATCATGAACGTAGAGATTATCTTTAAATCCTAACCAATTTCTGCTGCGGTTGATACAGAAGTGTATCATAGTGATACAGTATAATATAGATAGTTATGTAAGATCAGGAGGACGACTTATGAACTTAACAGCCGCCACTCTTCTCATTGGAACCACAATGACTCTTTTTAGCAGTTGGACCCTCAGTAGTGTACTACCCTAATGGTCCACCCACAGTAGAAATTTTCCTAACAACTCCATAAATAAAACTGAATATCGTCGCCGCGAGGGGCAACTGGCAAAATCCAGTTGACGCCCCTCTTTTTTCTTGGTATAATGGATAGAGATTTTCTAGTTGCATGGCGATCAAAATACTATTACTCAAATCTGGGGAGCATTTAATTGCGGATGTATACGACAGAAAATTTGATGGACGATTTTTGGCATATCGTCTAAATAATCCTCGTCGTATTGTTGCGGAACAAGAAAACCTAGTTCTTCTTTCGGAAGAAGAAGATGAGAAAGTGGAGTCGGGAAAGATGAATATCATTCTTGAACCTTGGTGCATATTTACAAAGGATACGGAGATTGATGTTTATCCCGACTGGGTTGTTTATCTAGTAGATCCACTTCAAGACATTAAAGAACTTTATACTAATCCAAATCATGAAAGAGATCAAGTGTATTTTACTGAAGGTTGATACAGTTTTGATTACAGAGGTAAATCAAATTGAATCTACTTTAGGAGAACCTGATTGCGAACTTATCAATCCGTATGAAATCAATGTTGATGGAGAACTTTCTCCATGGCCAGAAGTTGCAGAATCAAAACGAATGAGAATTCATTCTGATAGTATTCTTACTATTGTAGATCCAAAAGCAGACATTATTGCTAAGTACAACGAACTTACATCCTGATGAGATTTTACACAAATGTCCAACTGGTTGGGGATCACTTCTTGGTCCGTGGTTATGAAAATGGAAAGCATTTCATGACTCGGGAGAAGTTTTACCCAACTCTCTTTGTGCCTTCTAAAAAGAAGACAAAATACAAAACTTTAGAGGGTCAATGTGTTGAACCAGTAAAACCTGGAACAGTTCGTGACTGTAGAGAGTTCATAAAAAAGTACGAGGGTGTACAGAACTTCAAGATCTATGGCAACACTCAGTACATCTATCAGTATATTTCTGAGATGTACCCTGAAGAAATCATAAAGTTTGATACTAGTAGAATCAAAATTACTACGATTGATATTGAGGTTGCATCTGAGAATGGATTCCCAGATGTAGAATCTGCTGCAGAAGAAGTTCTTTTGATTACAATTCAAGATTACACGAATAAGCAGATTCGCACATGGGGTCAAGGACCTTTTAAGAATACTCAAGAGAATGTAATTTATACTGAGTGTGATTCTGAGTTTGATCTCCTCACTAAATTCATCAACTGGTGGATGATGGAAGAGAATATTCCTGAGGTTGTTACGGGATGGAACAACGAATTGTACGATATGCCGTATCTGGTTCGTCGTATGGATCGGGTTCTTGGAGAAAAACTCATGAAGAGAATTTCTCCGTGGGGTCTTGTGACTGAGAGAGAAGTGTTCATCTCTGGTCGTAAGAACATTGCATATGATATTGGTGGTATTACTCAACTTGACTACCTAAATCTTTATAAGAAGTTTACATACAAGGCGCAAGAATCATATCGTTTGGATTACATTGCCAGTGTAGAACTTGGACAGAAGAAACTTGACCACTCTGAGTTTGATACTTTCAAGGACTTCTATACAAATGGATGGCAAAAGTTTGTAGAATACAATATCATTGACGTGGAACTTGTTGACCGTTTGGAAGACAAGATGAAACTAATTGACCTTGCAATTACTCTTGCATATGACGCGAAGGCAAACTATGCCGATGTGTCATCTCAGGTTAGGATGTGGGATACAATCATATATAACTATCTGAAGAAACAAAACATTGTTATTCCTCCAAAAGAGAAGTCAGAAAAAGACAAAAAGTATGAAGGTGCATACGTTAAGGAACCTACCCCAGGATCTTATGATTGGGTTGTAAGTTTTGACCTCAACTCTCTATATCCGCATTTAATTATGCAGTATGCTATTAGTCCAGAAACTCTAGTAGATATGGATAACTTGAATTCTAGAATTATGGATTTAGAAGATGCTTTGCAAAGTTATTAAACCCGATTATTTATTTGATTATGTGGAAAGACATCAAAACCATGTCTAAGGAAGAAATTGAATCTGAATTAGAAAATCTAAAAAAAGTAAGACAAATTTCTTCTAAAGTTACAGTAAGAAAAATTCTAGACGAAGAGTTAGATCTTAGTCCTTTGAAGGAAGTAAATCTAACCATTGCTGCAAATGGAGCATTATATCATAGGGTGCAAGGATTTCTTCCGCAAATTATGCAGAACCTATATGATGAACGAAAAGCATACAAGAAAAAAATGCTTGCCGCTGAAAACGAGTATGAAAAGAATCCATCTAAGAAGTTGGAGAAAGACATCTCTAAGTTCAACAACATTCAGATGGCACGTAAGATTCAATTAAACTCTGCTTATGGTGCTATTGGTAATCAGCATTTTAGGTATTTTAAGTTAGCAAATGCCGAAGCAATCACACTTTCTGGACAAGTTTCTGCTCAGTGGATTGAAGACCGTATGAATAAGTACCTAAATAAACTGCTAGATACAGAAAGTTTGGATTATGTCATTGCATCTGACACCGATTCAATCTATATTAATCTTGGACCTCTTGTTAATAAACTTTTTGGTCCTAAAACTGATAACACGGCAAAAATTGTTAACGTATTGGATAAGATCTGTGCGGAACAATTGGAACCGTTCATTGATAAGAATTACCAGAAACTGGCGGATTATGTATCAGCATATAAGCAGAAGATGCAAATGAAGCGAGAGTGTATCGCTGAACGTGGTATTTGGACTGCAAAAAAGAGATATATTCTAAGTGTTTGGAATAGTGAAGGTGTTAGTTATCTTGACAGTGGTTATAAGTTAAAGATTAAAGGAATTGAGGCAATCAAATCTTCTACTCCTGCTCCATGCAGAAAAATGTTGAAGGACTCTTTCCATATTTTGTTGAAGGGTACAGAAACTGATGCAATTGAGTATATTGAAAAGTGTAGGAGTGAATTCTTAAAACTAACTCCGGAAGAAATTGCTTTTCCTAGATCGGCTTCTGATGTAGTAAAGTGGAAATCTTCCTCTACCATATATTCAAAAGGAACTCCGATTCATGTTAGGGGAGCATTATTGTTCAATCATTACGTCAAAGAAAATAATTTAGACAGAAAATACTCTCTTATTCAGAACGGGGAAAAGATTAAATACATTTATCTGAAAAAACCAAATATTATTCGAGAGAATGTATTCTCTTTCATTCAAGATTTTCCTAGAGAGTTGGGTCTTGACAAGTACATTGACTATGACCTACAATTTGAAAAGAGTTTTCTTGAACCTCTTAAAACCATCCTGAATTGTATTGGATGGTCTCACGAAAAAACTATCAACCTCGATTCATTTTTTACCTAGATGGAACTTCCTATTAACGACAAAGAACTAAAAACAATTGTTAGCGCATTACGATTTGGAGGAGATGCGGCACTTTATCAAAAAATGAATACTATAATGGAATTGAGGGAAACTCACCCAAACGCACCTTATAATAAAATTTTGAGAGAGCGATATGGTATGGTTGCCTAAAAAACATCATTGGACTCCTAATCAAATGAATGATTATGAGTTAAACACTGTGCTAACTGCATTGAAACATACAAGTAATGAACAACTCCATGGAAAATTTTGGTGTTGGAAAATGAACTATAGGAAAAAAAATTATGGAATTTCTTAAGGATATTGTAAAAGAGATTGGTGGTGAATACACACAAATTGCATCAGACATAGATGAGCAAGAAGAATTTGTTGACACAGGTTCTTACATTTTTAACGGACTCGTTTCAGGTAGTTTATTTGGTGGTGTATCTGGGAATAAGATTACTGCCATTGCTGGCGAATCTAG